CTTTTCTTCAGCACCATCAGGGTTGCGAAGAGTAATAGTATACGCCATATCGTAATTAAAGTTACACTTAATATATAGCACATCTTTTCGCAAAAAGCAACCCCTTATTGAGAATGAAACTCAGTTACAACGGGGGATATTCGGATTCCACCTTCGTATCATCGCTCATCGTCTCAAACTGCTTAGCTAACCTCTCTACTTGTTTCCTATCAAGACCAGCAAGTGCTCTATTATTGTCTAAACATTTGTAAATACACTCTCGATCACTGATAGGTTTTCTTTTACTAAACCCATGTTCATCCACTCCCTCCTCAACATTTGCCTCTAAGTGAGCAAGGTCTTGCTTCTTAGAGGGGTTAGTATAACTATGTGACATGTATCACACCCTTCATACCAGCACCAGAATGAGGATCACATTGTATGTTGTAATCTCCTGGATCGGAAAAGGTAACGTCGAAACTATCACCAGCAGAGAACGCTAAGTCCCCATGGGATAGTTCTGGGTGATCTTCTACCTGCATATTATGCGGTGGTAGATCTCCGTTCGTGAACGTAATTGTTTCACCTGCTGAGATTGTAATCTCGCTAGGACTAAAAACTAAATTACCGCCCGACCCCATCAGGATCTCGGCGGCATATGCTTGTGCTGCTAATGTAAACGATAGTGCCAAAGACACTAGCATTACTGTAATTCTAGACATCCACCACATAATCTCATCTCGAATGTTGTTCCTCTCCATGGTCAGCGAAGACGAAGTACACATATAATTATACAAGTATAAGTACTCATTAAAAATGGGGGTGTTTAAACCCCCACATTGACCTAATTTTCAATCATAAGCTGTTTGCAGATACGTTTACTTGACTTGTTTGTCCCTGCTTCAATAAGGCATTCGTAATAATCGTTGATCTTCTCTATTTTGGTCGGGTGACCGTGTAATCCGATACTACTATCATTGATAGTCCAACTGCCTAGTTGGTTTTGGGACATAAGATTGTGCATTTAACACTCTCCAGTTTTGTAACATCCATAACGAAGAAGACTCAGATCATCTCTTCTCCTTAAATCTACCATTATTTAGATACCAGGACAATAGGTACTTTACCCTCTGTTAGGTAAGACCAATCCAAGAATATATTTGAGGAATCCTCCAACACTGTTACCTTGAATCTCCTCAAACACGAGCATGTTAAGTTGGAAAGCATAGTTAGCTTCAGTTATAATCATGTTCTTCTTATCGTCATCAATAGGTAAATTATCCAATGCCTCACGGTACTTGGTCTTAAACTCTTTCTTGTCTGATATCTGAGGGAAGTCATAGAACTTAAGACCATCATCAGTTAGGTTAAGTGCCTTACTAGCAATGTTATAGAGGATCTGTCCACCAGACAGGTCACCTAGGTAACGTGTGTAGTGGTGTCCTACTAATAGTTCTGGTTCTACCTCTCGTATGCGATTAACATACTTTTGGCATGACTCCGATGGTTGTACAATGGATCTCCAAACAGGACCATAGAAGTATCTAAGGTCTTGTTCAAGTGAATTAGTTCTCTTAAGTTTGTCAGATAATATAGGACCGAGAACAGGGTGGTCTCTATGCTTGTCGCATTCTTCCTCTAATGCTCTATAAACAAAGTAGAAGTCTGCCACAAGAGTCTTGTAACTATCTTCGCTGATCACACCTTTAAGGAAGTTCTTAACGAACCCAGTGTTTTCGGCCATCGTATGAGAGGTTTTAGTACCCTCTTTTATCTCAAGTGCAAATCCCATTATAACTTATAAGGTTCCTCAGGTTTAGTATCAGTTGTAATCTTCAGAGGTGCTTGCTCAATTCTAATTGTTTGAACAGGTCCACCACTAGACTTTGCCAGTAGTTCCTCCATCTCTTTCTTAGTAACTTGCCCTGGAGCACCGTTACCATTCATCTTCATAGTACCATCACCCTTCTTAGAAGCAGTCTGAATCCCAAAGCTAGCTAAAACTCCTGTAAAAACAGAGGCTATAAAAGTCGGATCTATTTTTTGTTGCGGTACTCCTGGAATTGACACATAATTAAGAGTCAATATCCCGCCGGACCACACAAGTACGCCTAAACGTACAAATGTACTAATGATTTGTGCTTGTTCGTCCTGGTCGGGAATAAGCTTATCTTTTAATTTACCAAAGACACCTTTCGGTGCCTTCTTCTCTTCTTTAATTTCTTCAGCCATAATAACCCTGTATCTGGGCTATTTAGAACTTAGGAACCGTTGGACCAGCTGCTGATGGATTTGCTGTTTTTGGAACTACACCACCTGTTACATCAGGTAACGCTCCACCTACAGCACCGCCAAGTGATCCCAAAGCTGCTTCAATAGCTTGAGACTTGACGTTATCAATAATTGCACCTCGGTTGACATATACATATAACCCAGTGCCAACAACGGCAAGAGATACAACGCCAGACGCAATAGAAATGATGTTGACAATTTTTTGCATTTTCTTTAAGTAAGTAGTTTATTTATAGCTCAACCCTGTGGAGAAAAAATATCCGAAGTTTTTTTTCGCCTTTTTTTGAAACGAAAAGTTCAATTTCGCCTGTAGTACACTTCGTAGTGTTTTTTAACACCGCTAGTGATCTTATGCTTGGCACACCACTCGTCAGCACAATCATAAATGAATTGTGGTTTATCTGAAGGGAAGTTGCCCATTAAGATCCTTAGTACGTTTTGACGTAATTTCATCTCTTCGTCTGTCCAGTCCATTAGAGATCCTTTAGTTTTGGTTCTACCCAGTGTTCCTTGTTATCTATGCCAGCGGCATTAACATACTTCATAATATGTTCATCGACTTGATGAAATATAGGATGTAGGTCGAGATCCATCCTTATATCGTGTGCGATCTCAGCTACCTGCTTCTCTGTTAGACAGCGATCAGGGTGTAGTAAATCACAACAAGGGATACGTTTTTCGATCAACTCATTCAAGTTAATACGAATTTCATAGTCCTGGTAAACTGGCATTATTTTACCTCACCCTCCACAATTTTAACTTTGTATACTACATCGGATCCGATGCGTACCTTGGCCTTCGCTGTTCTTTGTGCGAAATGAAGATCAATCCTCTTCTTAAGCCAGTATATAAATGTGAGTACAAGTATAAATTGGATACCTTCTTCCCAAGATAGGTTCCATGCCTCATTGAGGTCTAGTGCTGCAGCAGCAAATGTATTCATAATTCAATAACTCCATATGGGGGTCCAGTAAATTTGGGGTCACCAAGCCACCCCTCTAGTATAATTGGTGCTTTAATAAGGTCATTGATACTGTCAGACATCTTACGATACCCTGTACCAACGTATAGCTGCCCTGCGAAAACACTCACAGTAGCGGCACCCCAAAACAGGTAATAGAACCTGCTCTTCACTTGGTGTCTCTTCTTTTTACTCATCTTCATCAGGTAAACTTCTCAAGGCTGTATCAGTCAGCAATATGATCCATATTATAGTAAGTAAGAATATAAAAAATATTCTTATCGTCTCACCATTAACGACAATCATATCCTTGGTATTTTTTGTACCAAGGGCATCACGTCCTGTTCAACCCTATCTATTATATCATCAATGACGTTCACATCCAAGTCCATAAAGGGTGGGATGATGCCAAGGATTCTAAGCAGTCCATCTACAAATAAAGCAAGGCATATAAATCCTAAGATCATACTTATAATTGTAGCATCTCTATTGTGCTTACGCATCGATGCTTCATCTATCTTCCTTGCCTCCTCAAGAGCAGCAGCAACCATCTCATCGACTTCGCTTTTAGTATAGAAATCCCCTAAGAATGGTATATCGTGTCTGTCTGGTGCCATTAGTCATGCTAAGATGTGGTCATTCTACCACACAATGAGCATTTGTCAACCGTACATAGCAGACCTAGCTCCCTTAACTGAGGGCCAGTCCTCTGCTATCGCAGCATTGACATAAGTCATGTGTGTAGATGCGAGAGTAGTCTCTCCTCTATCTGTTAATTCTTTCTGGATGGTCGTGTACTTACCGCCACCCTTTACTAGCTCATATTTATTGAGATCTGTAGTAGTAAAAGCATCAGATGTGTTTTTCCACATCTCATATGTAAACCCTCTTGGTTGCTCATATATTACACCATCCTTGACAACATAAGATGCTTGCCAGATGGTCTGCTCTTCCCACTCATTATTAATTTTTATTATCTGTTGCTGTACTGCTGTAGGATCCTTAAGGAACAAAAGTGATACAGTGTAAGCACTTTCTTTAACCACATTGTAATTAGGGAAAGCTATGCTCTT